CGTCTGCTGTTTTAGCACCTTTCCTTAATAAAATTGGGTCATGCCCCTGACGAACAGCGTAGTTCTCTAGCTCCGCAATAACAGTGCCATGCAAGTTTTTCCTATCAAGACGAACTTTTTGATGAGCTTTAATAATGTCAGCAACTTTTTTTGCTTCCGCCCCACCCGCTTGATTAACATCGAAATCAACAAAGTTTCCGTTAGCGTCTTGTTCTTTAGCAAACATAGCTCTGTAAATAAGTTCCTCTGCGTCCTTGCTTTTGAAGAACTTTTCAAGCCCAGCATCATTTATAGCTGCAAGTAATGTGCCTTGGTAGTGCGTGTTTAAGGCGTGTTGCCTTGCGTCGACGCTCTTGAAGTTTCCAAGTTGGGCACTGCCCACCATTACGCTAGACAAAGCCTCTGACGGGTTATCAGGGTTTTTTCTAATAACTGTCATTATATCAATGTATGCCTTGGCGTTAAGTATTCTGTTTCTCTTTTCGATAACAGCATTAATCTTAGTCTGCCTTGCTATGTTCTTAGCTAGTTTAGCTAGGTCAGTGTACTCTTCAGCCAAAGAGTTTTCTGCGCGTTTTTGTAGCCGACCCTCAAGAACGTCTATGATTTCTTGCGCTTCTTCTTTGTTAAAAGACACACCATCTTTTTTGGCGGCAGCTAGTATTGCTTCACTACAACTCATTAGCCTTGGCTCCTTACAATACACGCACGACCAGCTTCAACATAGTTTTCAATGTTTTCCGCACTAGCCTCTAGGTCAGTAATTTCTTCCAAAGATTGTCTTGCTTCTGCGGGTAGCATTGCTAAGTTTTCTTCAGTTGTTACCTCGCTTAACAAGACTTGGTTTTCTTGCTCAATAGCATTAGCATCAAACTCATCTTGCTTTAAAGATTGAGATTTAATTTCATCTACATCATCAGAATATTCAGCAAGCCTACCCAAATTACTAGGCTCTGGCTGTACTTCTTGCGCTTCTGTTACAGGTGCATCAGCTTGTTGTTGCGTGACAGTTTCACCATCCCTAACAACAGAGGTTGGAGCAACTTGTTGTGACAAAGATTGACTACTCATTGGGCCTTCTGATTTTTCGGCATCACGAAGGTATATAATATCAGCTTTAATCTCAGCCCTGTTGGACTGTAATGCTTCTGCTAGGCGATGGTTGCCCTCAAAAATAAAAGGAGTGCCATCTTCCCTGACTACAATTTGTATATTTTGAGGCTCATAGCCTTTTTTCTGTATATTCTTTTTTAAAATATCTAGTTTTGGGCTATTGTCCCTGTACACTTCTTCTTGCATAAGACCTTTAGTGTCTTGTAGCTCTTCTGGTTTGAAAGAAACATCGGATGCAGAAGCAGTTTGGCCTTTCATGTTGCCTATATTTTTTGCTAGAATTTTATCAGCTAAGTCAGGTATTCCTTGTACATCAAGATTATCTAATGCATCTGGCCCCATAAAATTATTGAGGTAATTTTCAGCATCAACCCTATCTTTATCTGCTGCTTTTTGGTGATACTTTGCATATGTAGTACCGTAATAGTCTGTATCCGTAGCTGTTCTTTTTATTTTTATTGAACCTTCTCTGACACTGCTTTTTGCAGACGCAACAGCCTCGCCATCTCTAACAACGCTAGTTACATTAACTTCTTGGTCTTGCAACACTTGACCGATAGCCGTGTTCTGAGCTTGCTCTTTGCTTTTTGGAGGTAGCTTTCTAAGGCGGTCTGACAGTTTACCAACGCCATAAAACAGGGAGCCACCCAAAGCCGCGCCAACCGCCACATTTAAAAAGCTATCCATCAAGCGATAATCACGGTCTTGCTCCGCCGCTGCCGCACCAATAACCAATGGCTCAACAATAGCGGCACCTACAGCACCATCCATCGCGCCAGTCATAAAACGCTTTGATCCAGTGCGACTTGCTGTTGTCGCCATTCTCCCAAGAGCAACAGAAGGGATAAACGCAGATGCTACGTTCAGAGGGTCAAGCATACTACCTGCTAAAGAAACACCAAACTGAGCCGCGCCAAGACCAAATCCGCCTCTGGATCTGCCTAACGTAGTTCTGAAATCCAACCGCTCGTCATGTCGCTCTGATAAAAGCTGTGCTAAACCTTCTTTAATACCTTCTTCGCCTACCTCAATGCCTTCTCTAAAGTAGTCGCTAGAAGCCCATGCGTCCTTGCTGAGTGTGCTTCCTTCTGTTCCCTTGCCTATGTACTGCTCTGACAGTCTTCCAAGCGCATTGGCGGGGTTGTAATAAAGAGTTTCGTTAAAGGTAGCACCCAACACATCCATCGTCCCAGCTTTGGCATAGTCATGGTATTGTTGAGTTAGGTTTTCATCCTCTTCCTGTTCTGGGATATACATATCAACCATTAGAACAACTGCCCTGCTAATATAACTTGGCTAAACGCCGCCATTTTCCTGTCATCAATTTGGCCTCTTGTCCGTCCATACACCTCAAGATACTCAGAAGTAGTGGCACTTAATTTGGAAAATGGTACGGTTATGTAAGGGTCTTGCCCGTCTTCTACTGTGCGCGTAACCATGTTTCCAAGTGCGTCTACAAGGTACACACTTTTGTTATCGGTGGTTGTGCGCCAAGAGCCATACTGCATTAGGTCACTAAAGTATTCGTTTTCGTCTGCTGCTGCTTCCTGTTCGCTGGAGCCTTGGCGTGACGGTGGTGCCTTAACAATACTTCTTAAATACTCTTCATTCATGCTTAAGGAATCACCTAACAACTCAGTCATCTCAGCAGGGTTTCTAAACTCACCAGAAGCAAAGCGTATCTTTTGATCATTAACTTCATGGAACTCAAAATGACTTCCAATAACATCTTCATAAGCTCTATCAACTGCGGCGTTTACATCTTTTTCTATTCCACCGCTGATATACCCTAACGATGTGTTTCTAACGATGTCTCTCATTCCAAACACATGAGAAGCCCTGCCAGATGTCATGCCACCGCCTAGCACATCATTTGAAATGCCACCAAGTAAACTAGATGAATAATCGCCAATAAGTTCTGTAGCCCTTGTTTCGACTGCATCTCTAACATCTTTGGGTTGAGATTTATAACCATTGACCATCTCCGCCCTGTTAAAAATATCTACAGCTTTCATTGCTACGGAATTTGGATAGGCAATAATAAGGTTGTCAACTTTGTTAATAGTGCCTGTCTTTACCAAGTGCCTCATAACAGTATTGCCATGAATGCCATACTGGCTAAGAAATTTCTGAGCCTCCTCAGATTTATCATTGTAATCTTGTGCAGCGTCGTAGTTATCTTTGAATTTTTTTAGTTCTGCGTTACTAGCAACTCTTATGTCTAGCGGAGCTATACCCATGTTTTCTTGGATAGTAATAAGTTGCGTTGCTGAAGGACGCATGCCCTCTTTTTCTCTTGTGTAGTAACCTACAAAATCCTCAGTCATTTCTTTTTGTGCAGTGTTTACTTTACCAAGCAACCTTTCATAAGTTTTTTTACCTAAGTCAGTGCCTCTGTTGTTGTACGCTTCGTCGATCACCGCTTTTTGTTCTGATGGACTAGCAAACTGGATACTAGAAAAAGCAACAGATGCGTCCTCCTCTACTGTAACAGCATTAGTCAAAGCGTAAGCCAAGTCTTCCCTCTCCGCTAAAACAAGACTTAAAACAGTAGACGCAAGCAAGTTTTCATCTTCTTCGTCCATTATTCCTTTGTTTGCCTCTATAGAAGCAATAAGGTCTTTTTGATTTAACTTTGCTTCGGTGACAGCCCTGCGTGAAGCGTTTGCTTTTGCGCTGTTGAGTAAAGTTGTCACTTTAGCTATTTGATTAATATCCGTTACTTTTGCAAAACGCCCTGTTTTATTTGCAAGTTGGTCTTCTAAAGAAACTATATCCCTTAATGATGTATCGTCTTCAGCAAGAGTTTCAGACAACCCTACTAGCATTACGTTAGTTGCTTTCGCTTCAACATTGTTTCTTCTAGCTGTTAGTTTAGAGATAAGAGCTTCCCGTGAGGTAGGATTAAGAGAGCCTAAATCTACCTTTTGCCCATCATCAAGAACAACGTCTTTACCTTCTCTAATTTCAAGAATTGTTGTGGCTAATCCCTCGTCTGTCTGGAAGGTAGCTGACTCATCATAGGTTTCTACTAATTGAGTAAATACAGATTCAATAAGCTCTGCTTGAACCACTTTTTCTTGAGAATCTATAGCTTTCATTCTTGCTCGAAAGTCAGCAGGGCGAAGATCATCCCTTACCTCTGTTTGTTTACGCATTTTATCAATCTGGTGTTGTTGAGACGCACCCTCTAACCCTCTAACAAACGAGCCAGAATCTACAGTTTCTTTAAAAGACTGCAAACTATACTTAGGTTTCAAGCCTTGAGATATGAAGGTGTCGTACTCTTCCTCTACGTTCTCCATATTCCTTTTGAACAAGTCGCTCTCTGGGTTCAACCCAACAAACTCTGATAGAGATGTATCCAACCATTGATTAGCTGACTCTGTTCTTATGGCTTGGTTTTTCCCAAACGCAACCTGAGTTCCTTGGGCTAGTTTTGACGCAAATGTAGAATCAAATGTGCCAGAAACTTTTTGAAACTGGCTTCTTGTAAGGCTGCCGCGAAGATTCTCTAAAGATGAAGCGCGTAGCTGGTTAGCTTTAGTTTGTGCAGATGCCTGATAAGATGAAACAGTTGTGTCTTGGTTCTCGTTAGTAAAGTTATTCATCTCTTGATTAACAAGAGTTTGTACATCTCTTTGAGCTTTACTTGTCTCAGCTTGCTTTTCTGCTTGCCCAAACGCAAACGCAACTTGTCCTGCCTTCTCAAAGAAAGCTGCTTGAGCTTGCCCAACAGAAGCAAAGGCTGCACTGTTTGCTCTAGGTGATAATGAGCCAGCAGCGGTTTTAACTTGTGGGCCTAGCCCTTGATTATATAAAGGTATTCTTGGCATTTAATCACCTAAGACATTAAGGTTGCTGCTTTAGACCCACCACTAAGAAGTGAGGTATAAGCCTGATATTTAGCACTTGCTGATCTTGCGCCACCTTCTGCTCTCATTAATGCGGCCTCAGATTGCTTCTGAACTTGCTCTTGATTGCTTGCATACTGAATCATTGCTGCATCCATCTCTGTGCTAGCGTAAGTATCAAACAATGCTTGCAATGGGCTTCCGCTTATTTGCACACCAGATGCGGCAGTCATTAATCTTTGAGTTCCGACAAGGCGATTAGACTGTCTTCTTAAAGAAACCTCTTCGTCTCTTTTAGCCCTTGCAAGTAGAACACTTTCATTTTCAGCCAAACCAGCATTAAATTCCGCAGTTTGCCGCATGCTTTTTGCAGAGGCCATGTTGCCTTTATAGCCCATCATGCCGCTTACTGCGGATGCCCCTGCTGCTATAGCTACTGGATTTACCATTATATTACCCTTGCATAACGGATATAGTCAGTGCCGTCTGGCCCGTACTTACGCATTATACCCTCTTTTTCAAATCCTAGCCACTGTGCGTATCTGTTAGCCCTAGCGTCTGAGGCACATACACTTGCTTGGATGCGTGACAATTCATGCGTTTCTTGAATATGCTGGAACAAATAATCGGTGTATTTGGCTATAGTCTTAGGAATTTTGTAACCTTCTTTAGCTACCATTATCCAAGCTTCGCCTACGCCATCCCACATTCGATGAACTCCACCAATCGCAAGTATCACATCCTTGTCCATGCCTGTGTAGCCAATAACATCATCATAAGAAGCAAGCGAATCTTTGCCGCTTTGAGTTAGCTCAAAAGCAAGGTTTATCTTGCTGAGATGTTCTTTCTCAAATTTTATAATATTAGGCATCAAATGTATTAGACCTTCTCATCACAGCAAGCACAGTCATTGGCAAAGGTTGGTTCTGCCGCACTATTATCCTTGCATCGTTGTCGTACCCAGAAGGGAAGTAAACTTCTTTATCACCACTAAACAAAGGCACAGGCTCATCCATAGCCATGCTACTATCTCTAAACGGCAGACGATCTAGATTAGATAGATTTGGCCCCACTTCGGCACCAATGCTATCCAAGAACCTAACTGTCACGCCGTGTATGCGCTTTACTTTGCCTTGAGAAATGCCATCATCAGCACCCGCCTCTAACCGCAAAGTCTCTAGTATTGATGTGTAATTATAGCCAATGTGTACCTTAGTTGCGCTTCTGTCTAAAGTTATAGCTCCGCCTGTTACTATCTTGTCAGCATGAGTGGAACCATCAGCAACAATAGCTACTGTCTCACCTTCGAGATGGTTCAGACTGCTAATTGTTGTTGTTGCGGCACCGCTATAAGTTAAGCCACTATCTACATAAAATGCATCAGCCCCGTCAGTGCCAAAGAAGATAGCCTTCATAAAGCAAATATGACGTACAGTAGACCCGTCTATAGTTCTCTTTACAGACATATACACGGTGTCCTCTGAGCCTTCTGGGACGCTTGTAATGCTTTCAACAATGCAACTACCTTGGCTAGTAGGTGCTAACCTTGTACTGTCTGATGTTGCAACAGTTAGAAACCCCTGATTCTCTGGGGCTGTCTCTATAATTGTAACAACTGCTGCGGCTGGGTTAGTAACTGTAAAATCTGCATGGGCATTAATTCTTGTAAAAATATTATCAGCAGTTGTATTGTTACTTTCGTTTGGCCTCCACCCAAGAGAGGTATCAGCAGGGGCAGTTCCCCCAGCAGCCTCGCTTGTAAAAACAACTGATTCGCCATCGCTCTTAGTTAAGGTAATAGTTGTGCCTATGGCTATGTTTGCATAGTCAGAAACAGTTACCGTTGCCTCGCCAAACTTCCCGCCTAAAGGATGAGTATGCCACCCCACAGCGTTGTTAGCGCGGTCATAGGTTAGCCCAATCAAGCGTCCATCTGTGTGAACAAACCATAAGATAAGCTCTGGCTCCTGTTGCCAAACCATATCACTGACACCGCCTCTTAAAATATGGTCAGCTAAGATAGACAAGTCGACGCCAAGTAGACCGTCTGTATCTAAGTCAAACGTAATCTCTTTAACTTTTTCCTGCCCTTTTTGGATTAGGATAGTTGAGTTTCCTGCTCGTAGTGGCCTAACTTCAGAGGTTCCAAAAGTTGTTTCTCTCAAAATGTTTACATTAGTTGGCGTAACAGGTTGGGTGCCTTGCCCACCAGACAGTGTAAATTCTGCACTACTTGTTAAAATCTGTAGAAATCTAGCTGGCAAAAGATGCTTTATAACATTCACCTTATCAGACGAAATGGTAAAGTTTACCGCACTATCATCTAAGGTTGCTGGCGTATGGTTTTCAAAGTCAGCAGATGTGCTACCAAATATTGTCTGAGGTTTACCAGTAGTTCCAGCAAAGTATAGTCGTTGCTCATAAAAACCAACAGCCCTTGGTTGACCCTCTGTTCCCCCAAAAGAACCTAATGACCAACGAGTTGTTGCGTTACCGCTAGTTACTACGCTTGCTGGAAGAACCCCCTCACTGTTCTTAAACAACGCAGTAACAGTTGTTGCGTTTGTAAAAGCGGTAATTTTAAGGAACCCTGTTCCGCTATGTTGAAAAGCCCAAGTAATAGGCCCATAAGTTTCAGATCCAGTAATATGTACTGGCGGAGTTAAGCCAGAAGTATCTGAACCGCTATCTGTTTTCTTATAAACATTATCACCAAACCTAACTAAAGCGTTCTGGCTATAGCTTGTGCTTGTTGCCCATGCGTCGTGCTGAACCTCTATTACTTCTCTTAACCTAACTAATCTGCCTACATCTGTAGCCGCAAATAAATCCGCAGATGCCGTAAGCGTAACGCTGCCAGTATTTGCAGAAGAATATATAGTGGTGTCAGTAATGTTTTCGTCTAGGTAAGGGCCATCAACAAAATCTATATCTGACAGATCCCAACCAGCATGGGCTGATGTTCTTGTAAGCTTTGCTGGCTCATGGCTTTTGTGGGCTAAAAAAATAACGTCAGCAGATTGAGTGTAGTTGAGTTCAAACACTTGCGCTTCTGTGTAAGTAGTAACTATCTCAACAATTTTTCCTGCGGTTCCACCACTGCCATAAGATGTGAAGCCAGAACTGTTTACACCACTTAGCTGAAAAGTATTTGTTGCTGTGCCAGCCACGGTAAACTCACGGTTATTTACCTGTGTCATTCCAGCAACGCCGCTAATAAATACTCTGTCTCCGTTGCTGTAGCCATGCCCATCAGACGTTACAACAGCAGGATTAGCAGATGTGATAGCAGTAATTGCTTTTGTTGCTTCTGTTACAATGCCGCCGTCTTTATAGACACGGATGTAATTTTCACCAAACTCAAGTACATAAGCCTGTTCGTCACTAAACTCAAAGTTTATCAGGCGTATTTTACCACCATCTTTAGACGAGCCAGCATAGTATGTACCTGGCCTTCTGGTAGTTCCGCCTTGAGGGAACACAAGCATATTCTGCAAGGTTTGTGCGCCTTCATTGTACTTTTCTAAGTCAATGCGGCCCTCTAGTCTTGGGGAAAGTTCACCAGCCCGAAAGTTGGTAACAATGGTGGATACTCTCGCCATGTCTTAGTACCTTACGTTGATATACTCATTAGCTTGTGGTTGCTCTGGATACCCTTCCATAGCGTCTGCTGACTTAGCATCTCTTAAACGAGATTCATACAAAGCTTGCATGGCTTGCAAAATACTATTACTGCCCGTGATTGCGTAAGCAGTTTCAGCAGCTAACTTATGTGCGATTGCAGACGATAGTAAACTATCATAAAGCTCTGTGTTTTCTTCTCTTGAAATGTATGTAATGTAACAAACACTATCGTTTGATAGAATTTTTCGGCCTTCTATTTTAAACATTACATTACTATCGTAAGCGGCAACCTCGTTATTAACACTAGAGTTCCAAAATGAAAGAACCCTTAAGCAATAGGGATCTGTGGGCAATGTAAATTGGTAAGCAAAACCAAAAGCAGGGCTTTCACTGTCCCGCGCTAGTTGCCTACGGGTAATTGCAATATTCCAAGGGTGTGCGCGAAGCACAGCGTCCCTGATTGTTTGAAACCGTCTATTACATAAACGGGCTTCTTTAGAATTTTCGGTTAAAGATGTGATGGTAGCTGCACCTAGCAAGTCCATCGCTTCATTACATATGTCTACAACTGATGGCATCGCAAGCTCCAAAAAGAGTTGAGAGGGCGGATGACCGCCCCCTCAGTGTTTTGTTAGTTTACGACGTACTCAATGATAAACGCCATGTCACCACCAGTTCCACCTGTTGCATCAAACGTTGCTGCAATGTAGTAGAAACCGCCTGGGTCAGATGTATCACCAGCCATTGTATATAGCTGTTGACCAGTTGTGTTGAGGTCTGCTGCCTCGTAACGCAATTCAGCTATTGCTGCGCCATCAGCTACGGAAGTGGCAAAGAAGTCGATATCCTTAACTCCACCAGCATCTGTATAGATGCCAATGTCATAGGTACAACTTCCGCCTAACCCGTCTGAACCAACGCGAATAGACATGATAGATGCGTTACTTGGAATTGGAGCAAGCATAACAATATCACCGTTAGTGCTGTCTGCCGCCAATAAAGCAACATTTCCTTGAGCTATTCGGACTACGCCTTGTAGCTCTTGGGTCTTGTTAGCAACTTGAGGGGTTGCCTCAAGATTAGCCACCAAGTCTGAGTTTACTGATGCCATCTTTTATCTCCTATTAATCTGGGGTTTCATCACAGAAGACTTGGCAAACTTTTGCTTCTTCCATGCGTGTAGCACCGATTGACATACAGTAATACACTTGTGTTGCGTACCCTTTGTCAGCGCGTTCATCAATACGAGCAGAGATGTCTTTACCCATACCTAATGTAAGCCCATCTTCTGCCCAAGCAAAACAAGTGCGAACATCAGTTGCAGAAACAGCAAGGCGGTTAGTCATGATGAAGCGGAAACCCATGAAGGTATCTACATCGCCCTGAACCAACGCTTTTACTGTGTTAAAATCTGCTGATGTAATTTGAGTAGTTCCAAGCAAATCTTCAATTTGCTTTGGACCAACTGCAATGTAACGCGGGATTGAAGGATCAACGTCCTGCAAGTCAAGCTTACGCTTTGCTTCAGTTAGCTTTGCAACTGTCAAACCATCGTTTGAAGAAGCAGAACCTACTGAGTTAGCCGTGGCATCTAAACTCGCAGAGC